ATGAGTTATTTAGATAAAAAAAAGACCCCTCAAAGAGGAGTCTTTTGGATTAAAGGAATTATATCCTTTCTTCTTACATGAGATTAGCAACCGTAACACGTCTGTAGTACTCATTAGAGTTTCTACGTAGAGTTCCAAGACCAGCAGTAGCTCCTTGAGCGAATGGATTCTGAACGATTCCATAACGAGTCTTAAATCCGATTTTTGGTTGGAAGGTGTCCTGACCAACTGCACGAACCATCTGTAGAGGAACGTATGGGCAGTAGAACAGTCCAGCATCATAAGGAGAAGTACCTTTGTAACCAACAGTGTAATACTGGTTAGCTTGTGCTCCACCTGCAGCAGCATAAGGATCGATGTATACTTTATACTTACCTTGTAAAGTACCAGCAAATGTATTACCAGTATCATCAACATTAAGGTTAGCATTAAGTGCAGGAGTGTAGTCCAATACACCAGCCATTGTTAGTGCAGATGCAACATCAGCAGAACAAAGGATCATGTTACCCTTTCCTCTACGAGTGTTCTGTGCGATAGCATTAGCATCTCTTTCCATCTGGAAAATAAGACCCTTAAACTTCTCAACAGACCATCTACCATTTGAGTCGATGTCAAGGTCAAAAGTACCACCAGTTGCAGTATTTGCCTGAGCACCAGGAACAGCAACGTTATAGATTGTACGAATGACTTCACGGTTGATTTCAGCAAGTATCTCTGTAGAGAGAATATTTGCTAATTCCGCTTCAGCATTCAATCCATGAATTGCCTTAAGGTCTTGAGCAAGTTCTAAACTGTACTCAGCTTTGAGTGCTCTGGACTTCGCAGTCACAGTAACTTTCTCAATGCTGAATGCCATTTCAGCAAAATTGTTGTCAGTACCAGTACCGTCACCTAATGCTTCAGCATTACCAGTACTCATACCCTGACCTACGTTGTAGGTAGTAGCGTCACCAGTAGCAGGGAATGTACCATCTAGAGCACCAGGATTAGAACCCTGTTGTGCAGTAGTACCTAAACCAACTGCTGTTTGAGTTTGACCAGCAGTTAAATCTCTATTAGCATTCTGTCCAGAGAAGGCAGAGTCTACTTCGTTGTAGAATGTTTCTGTACCAGATTGAGTCTGATAGCGAGAACGCATTGCAAAAATAAGTCCAGTAGGACCACTCATTGGTTGAACACCAGCTAGGTCATATGCGACCAAGTTAGGCATTGAACGACGAATTAGACTGATAAGTACTGGATCAAATCCTTGTACGCTACCACTGCTTGCTGAGTAACCAGAGTTGGTTGGTGCAGCTTCTGAAATAAATGATCTTTCTTCAGCGAGTGCTTGTTCTTGATTCTCCAGAAGTTGAGCAGTTACCATTCTACGATGGTTATCTTTAATATCTCCCATACCATCATGGTCTAGGATAGGTGCCCACTTCTCCTGCAGAGCCTCCGAATTAATAGGAGCTTGCATTTAAATTTACCTCTTTAAAAGTTTTAGTTTGATCTATAATTTAAAAATCACTTTTTAGAGACTCTTCCCAATGTCTGTAGGTAGGTTTCCATAAGACTTGAATTTGTCTTAGGTGCCTCTGCCGTACCTTCTGAAATTGTTTCTGTCTTGTCTCTTTGAGTACCAGGATTAGCTGGGAAATAAGATTCCCTTAATGTTCCTAGTTTCTCACGATAGGATTGTTCACTATCAAACTCAACATTTTCAGCAAGAGAAGCAAGTTTTTCCTTTTGGGAAAGTGCAAGACCTTCAGATACATCTGCAAGAATTACATCGGAAGTTGATTCCGCAAGTCTCTTTGTTAGAGCAACATTCTTATTAATTTGCTCGTTGAGTTTATCTTCCATTTCATCTAATTTCTCAACCATATTGTTGAGAACATCATATTTTTCTTCAGGGATTGTTACATAATGATTTTCAAAAAGACTCTTCATTCCAACTAAGAATGAATCTGTCATTTCTGTTTTAAGTCCATGTTCTACTGCGAGTTGATTTTCTGAAATCCACTCATCAGAAACATACTCAAGATAAGCATCAGTTCTATCAGTAATTTCTTCTTTGATAGTTTCAACCTGTTCAATTAATGATTGCTCATACTCTTTCTCAAGTTCTTCTTTAATTTCTGAAACCTTAGACTTAATTGCAGTTTCAAAAATTGTTCTTGCCCTTTCTTGAAATTCTTCAGAAAGTTCTTCACCAGCAATAAGAGCATTAATGTCTTCATCAACATTAACTTCTACTGCATCTTCGGCAACTACTTCTTCTTCAGTAGTCTCTTCTTCAGCAACTACTTCTTCTTCAGTAGTTTCTTCTTCGGCAACAATTTCCTCTTCAGTAGTTTCCTCTTCAGAAACAACCTGATCTTCAGGTTTTTCTTCTTCCTCCTTTTTCATTGAAGGTGCAGGATCTGCCTTAGCAGCCTTACTATTAACTACATCTCTAACTTGCGATAGAGTTTTTCCTGGAGTATTTAACTTAGCTGAATTATCATCAGTTTTGTAATTTTGTGGAGTAGGGCCGCCTAGATCTTCAACCTCACCAATCTGTCCAGGTGTAGAAGCACCTTGTGGACCTTTTGGCATTGGTTCTCCAGCTGCAGCATTTTTAGTTACTACGTTTTCCATTTCTTGTAAATCGTTACCAACGGACATTTGAGATATTTTTAATTTAATCTGTATTTATTTATAGAACTTAGAGATTCAAGAGGAAATTGTTAAATAAATCCAACTTATGTTCTTCTAATTTTTTCCGATCAACTAATGTATTAATTCTTTTTTTAGTTTGGTCAGCAAAATGTTCACGAAGAATTCCACCTTCCCAAATCCATTCTTTACCTTCCATAATGCCATTAACAAAAGCATCTGGAGCACTAGGATCAGCAACAATATCAGCAGCAGTTGCTAACTGAAAATCTTCACCAACAACTTTGCACCCATCACGATCCTCTTTCAAAGAACCAACTCCACGAGAAGAAACTCCAAGTGTAACACCTTCATTAATTAAAGATTTTGCAATCTTACCCATAGGTGTTTCGAGTAGTTGTGCCTTACCAACAAAATTATTTCCTTCTTGACGAAGAGAAACTATTTTATGGGAAACTCTATCAAGGTTTACAGTTGGGCCATCTGGGTGTCCAAGTTCTCCAAGAGCACGACCCTTACCAACAAAGGACTCATTGTATCTTCCAACTTCTTTTGCAAGAGTTGCTACAGGATACATTCTACCATTACGATTTTTGAGATCTCCTTGTAGAAAAACTCCTTCAATATACATTTTCTTTTTAGCACCTTTTCCTTCGGTGATAAACTTGACGCTTGAAATTTCTTCGGTAATAAGTTTCATTTTTTTAATTTGTAAATCCTACCTTTGCTCCTCTGACTGCAGCATTACTTGCAAAAACACATTGTGTATAACCTTTTTCCAAAACTTCAATTGAAGTTCCTGGCATTGTAAAAGAACCAATACCAGTTCCACTTTGAGTTTCTACAATACTAACTACATGAGCATTCGAATCGGTATTGACTAAACGAACAGCTGATGATTGACTAAAACTAGTGGCAGTTCCAGTAGTCGTAGGACATGCTATTTCTGCACCCAAAATCAAAGTCCTTGACATTATACTCAGATATACTTAACTATGAGTTATTTATCATAAACCGTATCTATCTTTATCGGCTTATTATATCTCTATGAAATAATTGCTGTGGTAGAAGTTAAAGTTGAAGTAGCAGACGTATAAGACGTATCACTGATATTCATAGTAATCGATGCATCAGTGCCTGTCTGTTCAGATTCAGTCCCAGTGTTAGCAGATTCAGTTAATGAAGATACTGCATAAGTATAAGATCCATAAGTTCCTGTGAGACTACCATCACCAGGTAATTTAACTAAGAGTCCAGGATCATTTCCCAAATTAGTAAATCCTGCAAGAATTACCCCCACTGAACTTCCTTGATCATCAATCGTCATACTTCTGATATCTTCACTTCCCGAACTATCCCAAGTTCTTTGTAACTGAATAGTTCCTGAAGTATTATACTTTGCCCAGAACAATTTGGTTCCTGAACTTACCTTTCCTGAAACATAAATGTTGTCACTACTATCAATAGCAATTCCACCGTAACCATTAACACCATCTATTTTTCTTTGCCATTGAAGAGTTCCTGAACTATTCCATTTTGCAAGTATCATAGTACCGTCTGTATGATTAGTACCAATAACATATACATTATCACTACTATCAGACGCAACATTAGATCC